ATGTTTGAGTTTCGCCGCCATCATGCACGAAGAACTCTGCCAGCATTTCAGCGCGCGAACAGATCCCGAGAAATTCGGCATGGGTTCCTAGCTCGGTCCAGTCGTTTGGCGCTGGCGTAGCGGTTGCGCATAGCTTGTAAAGGCAATGCCCGAACGAATCCATGAGCGTTTGCAGCGTCTTTGCCGTGTGATGCTTGATGCAGCTCGACTCATCCAGAACAACGGCGCCGAACTGGGAGCAGTCGAACTTGTGAATCCGGTCATAGTTGGTGATGTTCAATCCTGGCTTAACGTCGCCAGGCTCACGGCATCGCGTGATAGTCACGCCAATCTCTGCGCCTTCTGCAATCGTCTGCTGAGCAACGGCAAGCGGAGCTAGGATCATGACTGACAATCCGGTTAGCTCATGAACCTTGGCGGCCCATGACACCTGCATACGGCTTTTGCCTAGACCAGTATCGGCAAAGATTGCAGCGCGTCCACGTTTCAGTGACCACGACACCAGATCATGCTGCATTGGGAAAAGTGATTCAGGCAAATCGAATGGGCCGTCGAATCCTGTCGGCATAGCTGCGGCAAACTTGCCTGCGATAAATTCCTGATAGTTCACTTGATCATCCCCTTCTGACGCATAGTCGCTAGGCGCTTTTCTGCCCGCTCCCGTGTGTATACGCCGCGCGGCTCTTTGTTTGCATTGTCCTGGCCGTGTGCTGGCCATTGGATGCTAATCCCGTATGCGTTTTGAAGTCTGCGGAACTGGTCTTGACCTGAAAACCCAAGCGCTTTGGCCGTTGTGCCGCTGGCGTAACCGTCTGACGCAAAGCCTCGCACAACATCCCAAAAACGCTGGCCGAACTCTGATTCGACTCGGCGCATGATCTCTACTCGGCGCATTTTTCTACACTCATTCGTTGGTTGACGTGCGCACTGTATAGCTTGTGCGCACGGTTGTATAGCGTTATTTATTCTTTAACGAACGCCCCGCCTGCGACCATTTTTCTGCCCAGCTTTCTACGTTGTTGCGGAATTGTTCGAAGGTCATGCGGTTTGCTCCAGTTTGCCCGCCGCTGTGGGCGGGCTGGGTTAGTACAGCTCTTTGCTGTTGATGTTTATCCCGGCCTCGCGAGCAATCCTGCGCAGTATTGCCCGCGTGATGCCAAGCTCCCGGCATATATCGCGCTGCGTCATGCGCTTGCGAGCAAGTTCGCGCACCTTGCCGACCATAGCCTTGCGGGCTTTCTCGCGGTGATATTGCTGAGCCAGCGTGTTGTTGGCCGCGAACGTAACGCCAAGCTCTTTTGCCAGGCGCTGGATCGTTGTAGGGCGCAGCTTTAGAACCTTGGATGCCGCCACAAATCCAGAGTTAACGAACGGCTCAAGCTGGGCGGCGGTAATCATGCCGCAGCCAGCCCGAGCACTTTGTTCATGCGCCCATCCAGTAGCTCGTAGAATATCTTGACTCGTTCGGCCAGATTGCGAATGTATTTCTCGTCACGGTACATGCGCTTAACGAACAGCGGCATACCCGGCCAGTAGCTAACGAAGTCGATCCATTCGCGCTCAGCTACCCACAAGCCGCCCTGGCACTGCGCGACGTGCTCTTTTGGCACTTCACCGCCAAGGATCACGGCAACCTGAAACTTTGGCAGCTTCGACTTGATTTCAGTCAGGCCGTTATTGCCTACCAGCGAGTCAGGAGAATAGCCGCAACCGTGGTTTAGGATGATTGCCGCTTGCTCTGTCTGGATGTCTTCGCGCGCCTCATACAGCGCACGCGCGATGCCTTCCAGTTCGTGCCCGCGCTCAGTTGCTCGCGTGGTGAATGGCAGCTCAGCAGCCTCGCCCGTGATGCGCTCGCCAATCAGCTGATCCATGTAGGTGAATGCCGCAACACCGAATCCGCCTTCACCCTTGCCATTGACTAGAATGCACTCCAGTTCTGACATGGTGACAATCCCGAGGCGAATAGACAGCCACTCCGGCGAGCCTTGCTCAATATCCTTGATGACTTGCATTACGCCTGCTCCGTGTCGCGGCGATAGGCTTTGGTGAGCTGCGCCAGCGCCTTGTCATACGATGCCTTGGGAATGTCTTCAGGCTCGCCATGAATCGAGATAAAACCGGCCTGCGTTTCAGGCTTGCATTTTTCCATCATGGCGCGAATCGACTTCGCCTGCTGGTCGGTAATGCTGGCTACTGGGGTTGCTGCATAGCCGTCGTCATCCTCGCCACGGGTGGAAATGTTAAGCAGCGCGCACAGTACATAGCGCTTGCCGTAGCTGGTTGAAGATCCAACCGCCTGCACTGCGTTTTTGCTGCCGCTGGTATCTGTCGGCAGTAGCATGGTCGTCTGCTCGCGGTGGCCTTGGCGGTGCATCAGAATACCAGTCACGCTAATTCCTGCCTGTGCGTGCTCAACCTTGAACGATACGGCAAAGCCGTGTTTCTGCATGATCGGCTTGATTACGTCGTTGATGTCTTCAAGCGTGGCATATCGCACAGTCCCGTGACCCTTGCCGCGCTCTGCGATGCTTGGCAGCTCGCACTGCATTTCTGCCATGGCTGCGTTGAACGATGCCTGAGCGTTAACGGCCTGCATGCGTTCGTGCATGGCCATAAGGCGTTCTAGCTTCTCAATATCACACGAAGGGTCAGACGCTGCCTTTTGAATAACCTGCAAGACAGTCGCGGACTCGCTTGCCTGCATTGATACAGGATGTGCATTGCTTTCAATTAATTCACCTTGCATTTCTCACTACCTTCTCTTGGTTTTGGGTTGAATGTGTGCAGCCTTAGCTTTGCATCAAGGTAAGCCGAGTGCGCTTCTTCTGGGGTTTTGAATAAGCCTAAATGGTAGTACTTCTTATCAACGGCTATGGTCGCTTGCCATCCAGATTTATGCTTGCTTACTCCTAGGTATCCTGACTTGTTTCTCTTGCTGACTTTCTTGTTCTGAGCGTTTTGCCCGTGAGTGCATTCACGAAGGTTTCCCCATGAATTGTTTATTGGATTTCCGTCACGATGATCAACCTCGTCAATCGGAAAACTCCCCGTCATGTATAGGAATGCAAGCCGATGGGCCTGCTGTTGACGACCCATGAATCTGACATAAACCCTACCGGATATTACGGTTCCGGCTACGTCGCCAGACTTAATTATTCCAGGCCTATCTACTAGCCAGAAGAACAGGCCGGATTCAGGGTCGTAGCGCAGTAGAGACTTTAGAGAATCCTGTTCCATTTCTTAACCCGTTTTATTTCTGACGTTGCGCATGATGGATCATCCTTAAGCCGTCGTCAACACCGCTTGCAATTAAATTTCAAGCGGCTATCATGTGAGCCACCAACAACGAAACGAGTATTGACCATGCGAGTAGAAGAGGTTTTAGAGTATTTCGACACCAAGCAGCACATTGCCCGCGCCATTGGCATTAGTGAATCTGCCGTCTATCAGTGGGGCGAACTTGTGCCTATGTCACGCCGGCAGTCTGTACGCATGGCCATGAAAGAGCGCGCCGACGAATTGGAGCTTGAAGCAAAGCGCCTGCGGGCACGGGCGGCAGAATGACCAAATCCGAACACAAGGCCCGCGCAGCTCAGCTAGCCTGGAAAGTCCGCCAGTGCTACAGCAAGCCGGCCAAGAAAGTAATGGTCAGCGAACGCCTAAAGCACTTGCTTGAATCGCTCAAGGGGTAGGTGATGCACTACTACAAATTCAACATTAAGGACTGGACGCGCGACACTGCGCATTTGTCCGTAGAGGAAGAGGGCGTCTATCGTCGCCTGCTTGACCATTATTACGAAACAGAAAGCCCGATCCCACAAGAAACCCAGCCGCTTATTCGTCGGTTGCGACTGGCAGGCCACGAGCAATCATTGCAGATTGTGCTTGGCGAGTTTTTTGCTTTGGAATCAGACGGTTATCATCAAAGCAACTGTGACAAGCAGATAGCCGCTTACCATGCAAAGGCGGATACAAATAGGGCTAACGGTAAGCGCGGAGGAAGGCCATTAGAACCCAAAGAAAACCCAGTCGGTTCCCAAGAAAAAGCGACTGGTAACCTTAACCATAAACCAATAACCAATAACCAAGAACCATTAACCAGTAAATCAACATCACTTGTCGCTGACGCTCCGGCACCAAAGAAAAAGGCGGCTGCACTGGGAGTTGATTTTCTTGTTTTTAACGGAGCTGACGAGCAGCACGCCGCAGATTGGCTAAAGGCTAGGAAGGCTCCGCTAACAGCTACGGCCTGGGCGGCGGTTGAGCGGGAAGCGTCAAAGGCAGGAATAACGGCGGCAATGGCGGTTCAAGTGTCAGCTGAAAACTCATGGCGCGGGTTCCGTGCCGACTGGTATGCAAACTCAAGGGGTAATCATGGATCACATCAGCAAGATCACCAGCGCGTCGATAACTCAGCAGTCGGTCGAGTCAGGCGGGCAATCGCAGAAGGTCAAGCCCGCGAAGCTGGCACAGAACCTCTGCGACACTTTGAGCCTCAAGATGGCGGAGATTTACGGGCACCGCTGGACGGCGAGTTTCGGAGAGAGGATTGACCAAAGTCACGCATGGGCATCGGTGCTGGCTGGCATGACTGGCGCTCAGATTGCAGCCGGGCTTAATCACTTGGTTACCGCTCGCCTTGCATGGCCACCAACGGCGCCTGAGTTTTTGTCGTTCTGCGAGGCAAAGCCAACCGCAGAAAGTCTTGGTCTGCCAAGGGCTGACAAGGCATTCGCGGAGGCATGCACAAACAGCCACCCAAGCGCTCAGAAGGTTGCCAAGTGGTCGCATGATTGCGTTTATCACGCCGCCACTGAAACTGGTTTCTATGCGCTCAACAACATGAAGGAAGAAGAAAGCCGAAAGCTGTTCAGTCGGAACTACGAGATTGCAGTTCGTGATTTCATTGACGGAAAGCATATGCGCTCTATTCCGCTCGCATTGCCTGAAAGCATTCCAGCGGAGCGAGACGAAGAAACGGCCGCCGAGGCAATCAAGGCAATGCGCGCAATTGTCCGCGGTGACGACCTGTGAACTGGGCAAAGCAAAGCGAATGGCTTATGAGTGCTGGCGCGTACAAAGTGGCCAAGTTTCTTGACTGCCAGTTTGCGCAATACAGGGCAAGCCGTGGCGGAAGGTTCATTGGGGCGCCGGTAGGTAGCTTTGAGGCTGCGGCGAAGATCTGCGAAAACAACCACGCCATCATGGGTGACTCAAATGACGATTGAAACAAAAGTGCAGCGTGTTTACTGGGCGCCAACGCGCGGGCGGCGCTACCTTGACAAAGCGTCAGCAATACGCGCAGAAGCAAGGGCAATCATTCGCAAACATTGCCCGGATGAAAAGGGATGCCAGGAGCCAGGGTGTGACTGCGGTGATCGGCCGTGGAGCCTGGACATCGAAGAGCCGCTGAGATACGCGCGATACATCAGGCTGCTGACCAAAGCATTACAGGTGACGATAAAATGACCAACCTTCAGCATCTGGCGGTGCAAGCATTAATTGCAGATGGCTTTGCAATTCATCAGGTAGCGAAATCGGTTCGCATGTTTAAGGGTAACGACTACCGGCTAGTGATGGCTGACGGATCGCAGAAGCGGGCGAAGGGTGCCCGGCGATGAGCGAGCGCATATCAGTAAACAGCCAGGCCAAGCTATCCGAGGCGATCACAAAGCTAACGGCGGCATACCGGGAGCATAAGTTTGTCGTGGTGTCGTATCGGCCTGGAAAGGATCGCACGCTTGATCAAAACGCGCTGTGGTTCGCCATGTACCAGCGAATCGCGCAGATGACAGAGATAGGCGACGTAGAAGACGCGCGCAAATACTGCAAGCTGCATTTTGGCGTGCCGATTATGCGCAAGGCCGATGAGGATTTCCGTCATGCTTGGGGGGTGTCATTCCTGCTGCTGACCTACGAAACCAAGCTAGAGCTTATGGGGCCGTGCGCATTGTTCGGCCCGGATGGGTTTCCGGTTACTCGGCTATTCGACCGAGCGCAAGGGATTGCCTACACCGATAAGATCGTTTCTGAGTTCAGCGCAAAGGGTGTGGTGTTTGATGACTTGCTAGGAGGCGACCAGGCGTGACCATCAAGCCAAAGCAAATAAGATGCAAGAAGTGCGCCAACTGCAAAGAATCATTCCAGCCTTCACGCAGTTTTCAGTCTTGGTGCTCGCCAGAGTGCGCTGTAGTGATTGCACGGCTTAAGCAAGCCAAGCAAAAGGCTCAGGAAGCCGCCAACGAGCGCGTACAGCACGCGAAAGCCAAGGAGGAGGTAAAGACGCGCGCACAACACCTGAAAGAGGCTCAGGCGGCGTTTAACGCGGTTATACGGGAAAGGGACAAGGATCTGCCGTGTATTAGCTGCAACCGTCACCACTCTGGCCAATTCCATGCCGGTCACTATCGCAGCGTAGGTAGTTCTCCGGAGCTGAGATTTGAGCCTCTAAACGTCCACAAGCAATGCGCGCCATGTAATAACCACAAGAGCGGAAACGTGGTCGAGTACCGCATAAGCCTGGTTAGGCGCATAGGTCTGGAGAAGGTCGAATGGCTGGAAGGCCCGCACGAGCCAAAGCGCTACACCATTGAGGATGTCAAGGCGCTAAAGGCTCAATTCAGGGCTGAGCTGCGAGCGATGCAGAGTGTAAATTAACCCTATACAACCACACCACACCACTATACAATCAGCGTCAGGAAAGGGCCGATTTGCGGTTAATGAACTGAGGAGTACAGGAAATGAGCAAAGACAACGGCGGGCCGGCTTTTCCGACAGTGGAAGCCAACTACCACAACGAGAACATGCGCAGCGAAGGCCTTTCGATTCGCGATTACTTTGCGGCTAAGGCGAGTGATGCTGATGTTGCGTCCGTTATGGCTGAATACATGGTTAACGAGGACTTTGGCAGTATCGTGATTTCCCACTGTTCGATAACTCGGCAGCAGGCGCGCTACATGCACGCAGATTCGATGCTACTGGAGCGCGCGAAATGACCGACAAAATCCAGCAGGCCAGGCAGGCGGCTTTTGAGGTGGCGCTTGCGCAAAAGAACAGCCAGCGACAAGGGTCAGGCTTTGACGCGCTAAGGCCTGAGGAGGTTCGCAATATGTGGTGGGCCTTCAACGCCGCGCTAGATTGCGTTTTGATTGAGCTGCCATCACATACCGAGCATACAGGTAGCGGCGGGGCAATTGCTGCTTGCCGCGCCGCCATCGAATCCACAAACCTGGGGATCAAGGTTAAATGAATACGCCAGCAGCAGACGCACTAATGCAAGTATTCGGTTTTGAGCGCGTCACCAAGATGGTCTACGAACTCAAGCACGGCGAGCAATTCACGGTAGATGGTTCTGACACCGTTTGGACTTTCCGCAGCATGGATGGCGCCTATTGTTTCGCTAAGTCGAGCACTGGCCAGA